GCCTTGGCGCGGGCATGAAACTCGGCTTCCCAACGGGCCGCATCCCAGCGCTGCAGACCCTTCTGATAGGCCAGCGCCTGGGCATAGACGTCCAGGTCCAGCTGTTCGTTGGCGCGACCCTCGACACGCGCCCACTCCCCGCGCTGCCCCGGCTTCGCACCCGGCGGGCGTTTGAAAACCTCGGCCGTCAGCTGGCGGAAATCTTCCTCTGCAGCGTCGTCTTCGAAGGTGACGGACCCCGGCAGGATCGTCGGTTCCTTCAGGGTGGCCCCCGCAACCAGGTTGCGCAGGCTGTAGGCCGTGAACTTCTTGAACACATAGGTGTCGACCAGAAGCAGCGAGACGCGGATCGTCCGACCCCGTGTATCCTTGCCCTTGATCCGTCGGACATCGGTCGGTAGCGGCGGCGGGGAGCTGGCCCCCTTGATGGCATAACAGTTCTGGCGACCCCGAACGAACTCATAGACCCGGGGCGTCACGCCCTCGACGCCGCCGGAATCGATGCCGACCACATCCGGCCCAAGAGGCCGACAGTGTGGCCCCTCCCATCGCCGGGCCAGGACCTTGGCCAGATCGGCCCAGGCGTCGACGCCAAGCGGGTCTTTCTCGATCACACCGCGATCGATGCGCGCGCGATGCCGTGGCCCATGCGCCTGGGCTGACCATTCCAGGCGGTCGCCCTGACAGTCGACCTGGATCGAGATCCAGCAAGTCCCGGGCGGGATGTGGCCGCGACGGTAGGAAACGACCTGGGCCGCCGACATCAGGTCGATGTGGCCCGGAGCCTTCATCGCCGCCTCGGTCGGGCGCCCCAGTTTCTGTTGCCGGAAGGCGGCTTCCTCGGTCGGCTTGCCCCTTGAATCCCGCCAGTCCTTCGCGATCCCGCGCCACGTCTTCAGCGGCGAATGCACCTGCCAGAAGTGATAGCTGGGCTCGCGGCCCTCGGTGGACCGCTGACGCCAGGCGTTGAACTGGGCCTTGGCGACGAACCGCCCAGGCGGTGGGTTGTCGGCATTCTCTGACGGAAAGGTCGGCAGATAGCCGGCCGCCAGTTCCGGCCCGAGGTCCGTCTGTCCCTGCCGCTCGGCAACCAGCCGGGCCCGAACGGTCCGTTTCATCGCCGGCATCTGCCGCTCGGTGACCACGGCCCCGTCACGCTCGCCGCAGCACGGCGGGATGACATAGGGCTCTTCCGACGCATCCTCGGGCGTGATGAAATCGTCCCACTCGATCGAGAACGACTGATCGCAGTGCGGGCAGGGCAGGTACAGCAGGCGCTGATCCCCGGCGTCGAAGTCGGCGCTGACAGGGCAGCTGTCCTCTTCGCCGGGCGTGGATTCGTGCAGCTCCTTTGTGCCGGTCGCTTCCCAGCCGTCCATGCGGCCCCGGATCTGGGTCATCGGCGAACCGCGACCGCCGATCTCGGCCAGGAAATTGGGTGACTCCGTGATCCAGGTCGCGCCGAACGATTCCGACTGCAGGTCGTTGACCGACCCGGCCGAGAAGATCGTCAGGGAGCCGCCCGGATAGTTCTTCTGGCGCGTCGTCGAGGCCCGGTCGTCGCGCGAATTCTGCGGCACGATCCGCTCGCTCAGCAGCGGCGTCTTGTCGATGACCGGCTGGATCTTCTTCGAGTTGAACGACTGGGCTTTCGGACCCGAAGGCACCGCTAGGCCCATCGGGCGAGGTGCCTCGCAGATCGTCCAGCCGCACCAGACCACGCCGATGTTGGACTTGCCCGTCTGCGCGGCGGCCATGATGGTCACGCGCGAGCAGCTGTGCATGTAGTCGAGCCGTTCCAGCGGCTCCAGGCAGTATTCGAAGCCGTCCCAGCTCAGTTCGCCGGGGCGGGAGGTGTTGGCCTCCGCCGGAATGACGATCAGGCCCTCGGCCCATTCCCAGTTGGCCTGTTCGACCCGAGGCGCGACCGCCTGGGCCAGGGCCAGGAACAGGGCGGCGATGCCAAATCCCGGAAACGCGGCCACGACCTACTCCGCTGCTGCCAAAACCGGCTCCGAGGTGACCGCGAACTCGGTCAAGGCATTGGCGAAGGCGGCGCGCACCGCATTTTCGTGCTTGCGCATGGCCAGGACGGCCTCACGAACGTCGTTCGCGGCCCTTACCTCGTCGATGGCGGCCATCCGGCGCTCTTCCATCGCCCGGACCAGCGCAATCCCCGCCGTGGTGAAGGCATTAACCGCCGTGTCCCGGTTGATGACGCGGCCTTCGGCTTCATCGGCCAGGACGCGGGCCCGCCGGGCTTCCGCTTCGGACCGCGCCGTGTCGGCTTCCGCGCGTCGGGCACCCAAGGGGTCGATAATCTTGGCCCTGGGCGCATCCGCAGGGGCTTCAGTCGTCGGTTCGCGCACCAGGTCCAGCAAAGGAGCCTGACTGGACGGTCCGCGCGCCGACCTGGTCGCCCGCGAAGCCTTCAACGACGGCCAGTGGACCCAGATGCGCCGGCCCTCCTGCCGCTTGGCCACCTCAGGGTGCTTCTTCAGATACTCAGACAGCGCCTGCTGCGAGATGCGGTCACCCGCGTCGGCCAGCAGCTGCACCGCATCCGCCTGCGAGACCCAGAGGTCGGCGCTCTCCGACATGCCAGGGCCTCCCGACACAAGGTCACAACCCCCGACACAAGGTCACAGGGTCCGCGACACAAGGTTTTTCCCAATCGACCAACTGCGAAACAGGAACGCTCTGCGACACCGTATAGGGCCCGATACCCTGGGAAGGACCCATGGACACGGCCGGGTCGGGCAATAGCCCATTGATGTCGTTGGGTTTTCGAGGTTGCGGCCAAAGAGAAGCCCGCCGGGCCGAAAGGCGGGGCGGGCTTGCGGTCGCAACTTCACCGATGCGCCTTTGATGCGACTAACCGCCTCTGATTCGCAAGCCCCCTGTCTCGGCCATCGACACCCTGACCCGAGCGAGGGCCTTGATCAGGTCACCGAGCAGCACGCGACGGTGTCCACCGTTCCGGGCCAGGGAGTTGATCGTCCGCCCCTCGCCCGCGACGGCGCGCAGCACCGGCAGCAGGTCCGGGCCTGCCGAGGCTTCGGCCGCCGCCAGCTGGGCACCGGCATAGACGGTGTTCAGCCGCGACAGATGCAGGCTGGCCGTCGAGGTCCGCTGTGATCCAGGCTGGCCCGACACCCTGCCCAGCTGCGAGCCGAGGTCGGCATAGCCGCAGCTCTCGAACAGCGCGCGATAGGCGATGCCGGTGTTGAGCTCAGCCTCGCTCAGGGCACCGGTACCGGCCAGCGAGTACAGCCCGTCACGCCCCTTGATGCAGACGGCCCCGTCATCGTTGAAGACCTCGACCTTCTCGCCCCGGGCCTGGGCGGCGTACACCACGGCGTCGATCCCCGACTGCAGCTCTTCGCGGATCCGCATGGCCATGCGCTTGGCCCAGGCCCGATCGGCCTCGGACCGCTGAGGATGCGACATGGCCGCAGCCTCGCTCAGCAGACGGCGCTGTTCGACGTCGGCCCCGAACAGGTCGGCCATGTCGTGCAGGTACTGGGCCAGGGGCTCGCCCAGCTTCTTCTTGCGGAAGGGGAAGGTTTCGTTGTCAGCGGTCATGGACGGCCTCGCAGTCGACCGTTCCCAGACCGTTCCCGGTTCTGTTCCAGTCTAAACTATTGAAGTTTATATAATAAAAGAGAGAGGGAACGCCGGGAACGCAGGGAACGCACCTGTGGCGTCGTGCGCACCCGCCTGCGCCCCTGCACCTGTGAGCCGGTGGCGTTCCCACCGTTCCCACCGTTCCCAATGGTGATTTCCGCTTAGAAATCATGGCCATCACCGGGAACGCCAGAGGGAACGCCACCGGGAACGCGCAGCGTGGGCTTCTCCAACCAGGGGGCGAGGGGGATGGCCAGCCCGCGCTGCTGCACCCCCATCCCGTACTTCAGCGACTTGACCGACCAGGTGGCGTAATCCGGCCCCAGTTGGTCGAGGTACCCCAGGGTCGAGCGCCAGTCCCGCCACTGCGTCTTGCGCATCATCTCGACCAGGGTCGGGTGATCATTGGCGACGAACAGCCATGGTCCGGGGCGGCCATCGGGGCCGTACCCATCATGCAGCCGCAGCCCGTGGTTCTTCAGTTCGGCGATCAGGCGCTTGATGTCGCCCTCATCCTTCTCCGACCACATCGCCACCAGCTCGCCGATGCTCAGTTTGCGGTCGTGCGAATGCTGTCCGGTCTTCCAGGCCATGATGTGCGCCAGCAGCGCCGCCCCTGGGTTCGACACCCCCTGGGTCTGGCTTCGCCGTTCCAGCAAGGGCCGCCAGTAACCGACGTCTTCGGCCGCCTCCTGGGGGGTCAGGGGGGCGTCGGACATCAGCACCCTTCGGCCGGCCGCCAGCGCCGAGATCAGGTCGGCCGTCCGAGGATCCTCCTTCGCTTCAATCAGGGCCGCCTTCATCGTCCCGACGTCCGCATGATACCGCTTGGCGTTCAGCAGCGCCCGCGCCAGCAGTCGGGGTGCCAGAGCCTTGGCCTGGGCGGTCACCGCCTCGATCGCCGCATCGGTGGCCATGGTCCGTGTTCGCGCTTCCAGCGGCAGGTCGGACTCGTTGAGGGCCAGCAGTTTGATCTCCGCCACACGGGTCGCCAGGGCATTGTCCAGGGCGGGGGGCAGAATGGCCGCCATGACGACCGAGCCCACGGCCGTCTGGCTGGTCACCCCGCCGTCAAGCCCCCCCATCTTGCGGTTCTGGCCCGCCCCGGTGGACATCAGCCGCAGATAGTTCAGCACCTGCTCGACCGCGCCCGGCGCCCCTTCACCGCCGCTGGATTCGGCCTCGTCCACCACCAGGGGCCGTGCCATGCCGGCGACGTCGGCGCGCCACCCGGCGTCCGAGAAACTGTTGATCAGATCGCCCGACAGCGCCGACAGCAACGCATGGACCAAGGTCATCAGCGTCGTCTTGCCCGACCCCTGCAGGGCGCGGATCAGCAGGTGGGGCCTGAAATGCGGCACCGCGCCCAACAGAGCCCCGATCAGCCATCCGGCCAGCACATCCGCCCCCGTCAGGCCTTCATCGCCCAGGGTCTCGAACCGCCACATATCCAGCTGGGTCCGCACCCAGACGCCGTCGGCCGCCGAGGCAGGGTCACCGGGCCGGGGGGCGGGGGGAAACAGCCGGTACAGTGGGCCCGAGGTCGCCCTCAGACTGTCCAGGATCGAGACCGAGGTCATGGTCCCGTCGCTGCGATAGCGCAGGGTTTCGTCGCCCTTGTGCAGAACGACCTCGCCCGGCTCGCCGGGCCAGACGCCCAACGACCGCATGACCCGCCGCGTGTCCCACTTGCCCGCATCCCGGCACTGCCGGTTGAACCAGACCGCGCACAGCTGGGCCGCGAACTTGTCGTCGTCCGACGTCCGCCAGTAGGTCAGGAAGGCCTGCCCGGCCTCACAGCAGAAGATGTCGGTCTTCAGCATCCCGGCGATGCGGCTGGCCAGCTCGCAGCGGATCTCGCCCTGTGGCATGGCGAAGAAGACCTTGGCCCCCTCATAGCCCAGGAAGACGACCGGGCACTCGGCCAGCGGCGGCTTCGGAAACACGCCCAGGCGACGTTCCGTGTCGGCATCGTCTCCGGCCATGACCTGGTATTCGTCACTCACGCGGCGCTCCGATGCGCCAGCACGCGGCGCAGTTCATCGTTGAAATCCGATCGAGGCAGCGGGGCGATCGCCCGAACCCGCTGACTGCCGGCAGCCATCCATGCGGCGCGCGACATCCGCCCGCAGATCCGCGTGCGAGCCTCCCCATCCAGCCGCACCAGGCAGGGCTTGCCCCGCGCCGTCCTGGCCTTGATGTCGATGGGGTTCATGTCACGGTCCAGACAGACCTCGACGTCGTCGATCCCCGGCCAGACGAACGCCGACCCCGGCTTGGCGGCCAGGGCCTTCAGATCGGCGCATCCTGCATTGTCGATGGCCAGTCGGCCCTGCAAGCGATCCAGTGACAGGGCCGCCCATGTCCGGGGCACGACGCCCTGATCCAGCCAGATCAGGCTGGCCCGCGAAGCAGCGCTCTCGATGCCCTCCGCCCCGACGGCCTGGCTGTTCAGACTCTCGCTCAGCGCTGGACCGATCAGCCAGGTGCCACCGGCCCGGCCCCCCAGACCTTGCGGCCCCCACATGACCTTGGCATTGGCCCGATCGGCCGCGGGGATCGGGCGGATATCGATCGCCTTCCTCGACCCGTCGGACGCCAGATAGGTGCAATGCACCCCGCCGGTGGCGACCGGACGGCCCTCCGGTCCTGCGACTACCACCAGGGCCACCATGGCGGCCGCCGACACCCAGCGCCGATCGGAGGAATCCCAGAACCAGCGGGCACGGGGATTGAATCTCAGATTCGGGGCCATGGCGGTCAGCACCGCAGGCACGATCCCGCGGGCCGCCAGATAGGCCTCGGCCGGCGACCCGGCGAAGGGCAGCCCCTTGCGCCAGATCTCGGCTGCATACCCCGCCTTGCGCGCTGCCTCGGCCTCCGCCTCTTGCGAGCGGGCCCTCGGACGCGCGTCCTCGATCGGCTCGGCCACCCGCTCGCGCCAGGCACCGCCCAGCAGACGCCGCGCCGCCTCGACCATCCCCACATTGGCCAGCTGGGCTTCCAGGGCGACCACGTCACCGCCCTTGCCACAGCGGTGGCAGTGCCAGCGAACGCCCTCCCGGATCTTAAAGCAGCTGCCCTTCTTTTCGCCGCGCATACACAGCGGACAGGGCCCGACGCGCGTGGCACCGCCGGTGAACCTCACCCCAGCGACAGCCTCGATCGAGACCTGTTTGACGGCTTCAACGATGATCGGCGGCGTCTCAGACATCGACCACCTCACGAACGGCGTCCGTGGCGGTCGCGACCGTCATCCGCTTGTCCAGATAGCGTTCCACCAGCCGGCGTAGAGCGCTGGAATCGCTATGGGCCTGCTGCACACCCAGACTGGGGTCCGTGATCTGACTGGCCTCACTGGCCTTGATGCCCAGCACCTCCATAAGGGGCGGATCGCTGCCTTCCTCGACAACCAGGAACAGGGCCGTAACCGGCGCTGCCTGCCCCTCGCGGTCCAGTCGCCCGATACACTGGTGGTGAACACCGGGTGACCAGTCCAGCTCGCCAAACACCATGGTCGAGCATCGCGCCTGCCAAATGTCGTAAACTTCGCGATGCCACCCCACCAGGACGATCGGCTCGCCACCTTCGACCAGGATGCGGGCAACGGCGGCCACCTGCTTTGCCTTGGCCACGCCCGTCTGCTGGCGCACCAGCAGATCAAGATCGCGCGCCGCCTGGCCACGTTCGGTGAAACGCCCCTCGGTGGCTCGAATGGCCAGGGCCCTGGCCATCTCCTCGATGCTGGCCAGGGCGTCGTGATCGTAATCGATGGTGTCGACGATCTTGTTCACCGCCGGCATGTCCTGCCCGACGTCGTGCTTGGTCCGCCTCACAAAGGCGTGCTTCTCGCGAAGATAGCTGCCCAGAGCCTTGGGGTCGGTTATGCGACCGCGCGGCGACCACTCGCGCATGAAGGATTCATAGTCGCCCAGCGCATCTGGCCGCAGATAGGCCATGATGGCGAAGATTTCCCGACCATAGTTATAGATCGGCGTTGCCGAGAGCCCGAGATTGCGAAGGGCGGCGCGCGAAAGCCTCAATGCGGCCGAGCCCTTTCCGGATTCTGTGCCCGTCCGAAGCTCTTGCACCTCATCATAGACGGCCAGTCCGACGCCGATCCGCTCGAACATATCGGCCCAGCCGAGCAGTTGGGAATAGCGGAAGACCCGCACATCGGCGGGTGGCAGCGGATACGGCTTGGTCGACCGAATGGCGTGGGCCTTAAGGGTGGTGAAGGTCTCGATCACCTTCACCCACTGCTGCTGCAGGTGGGGGTGGCACACGACGATGGCAGGCAGCGACCCCGGCGTCAGGCAGGCGGCGGCCGCGGTGAAGGTCTTGCCCAGCCCGACTTCGTCGCCGCACAGCAGCCCCCCGGACAGGCTGAGAATTTCCACGGCCTGGGCCTGATAGGGCCGGATGGCCATCCCCTCGCGCAGGCCGGTCAGCAGGGGCGGCTGATAGTCAGCCGACAGGATGCGTTCCATTTCCGCCTGGTTGGAATCGAACGCGGCCCGCCGCGCCTTCAACTCGGCCAGGTCAGCCGCCGATGCGGCCAGGGGATACCGGCTCGTGAACCAGTCCAGGTCCGCACTGGTCATGGGGTCGGACGGCAGCCTGTAGGGTGGCGGACTGGCCTTCGGGACACTGGGGAACAGCTGTTTGAGCCGAATGACGACATGGGGTTCAAGATCGGCCAGCAGCCATCCAGTCGCGCCGCCGGTGCGCCACAGTTCGAGTCTTCCAAAGGTGCGGGCACTCACAGCCACGCCCTCCCCAGACTGACGTACCAGGCGGACTTGCCCTCGACCTCGGGCGGCAGGCCCATCGACAGGTTGGTGACCAGCACGATGTCGGTCACGGCGGGGTGGTCCGCATAGCGCTTCAACTGCTTCCAGATCGCGACCTTCCGGGCTCCGCGAATCTTCACCTCGACAACGACACCGCCGACGACGAAATCGGGGCGGTCCCAGGGGCTGA